TTATTTGACGCAGTTTTTATTCCCAGGAATTTAAAATAAGGCGGGTGATTTATGGGTGATGTAATACCGATTAGCGCAATAATCGTATATGTAGTAAAATAAACACTTCAATCATTAGCTAGCCCGTGGGAGCTAAGTCAAATGCTAATAGCACTATCAATATTTGTCCTCGTAATAATCTTAAGCTGCACGCTCATAGCCAAGGACGCAAACGCTAGGGCAGGTGTTAAGTGAGTCAATCAACCCCGACAGACCATGAGATTGATGTATACGCTGGTGAGTTTGTATTAACTGGCGATAAGTCGAAATCTTGGAAAATCACATTTCCTAAAAGTAAAGCAAACCCAGCAGCCACAAGCGTTGCAGCTAATAGGTTTCATAATGACACTAAGGTTTTACTAAGGATAGGCGAAAAACGCACAGAAATCGCACTGAATGACGAGAAGGAGTTTGATTTAAGTGTGTCTCAGCTCAAAGAAAAGCTAAGCAGAATTATAGATATGGGGATGCAGGCGGATGCTAACGGGAAGCTGCAAGGTCTTGGTGCTTCTGTGAGTGCGGTGTCGGAAGTCAATAGGATGAATGGTAATCATGCAGCTCAAAGAATATCGGCGAATGTGTCTAGCATGACACATGAAGAATGGCTTGCTTCCCTTGAATGAGCGAGAGAAGAGGATGCGGCTTAAGGATGACTTTCCTTATTATGCCCAACACTGCCTATCTATAAGAACCAAGGATTCTGGCGTAAAGCCGTTTATACTTAATCGCGCTCAGCGTTACATACACGAACAGATAGAGGAGCAGAAAGCCATAACGGGAAAGGTTAGAGTTGTTATTCTTAAGGGAAGGCAGCAGGGAGCAAGCACGTATATCGAAGGAAGATTTACGCATTTGACCACTCACTCTATGGGCGTAAAGGCATTTATTCTTACGCACGAAGAGGACGCCAGTCAGAACCTTTTCGATATGGCTAAGCGATATTACGACAACCTTCCACCATTTGTTAAGCCTGCTATATCTGCAAGTAATGCAAAAGAGCTTCATTTTGTTCATCTTGATTCTGGGTATAGGATCGGGACAGCGGGCAATAAGTCAGTAGGGCGATCACAAACTAATCAATATTTTCATGGGTCGGAGGTTGGGTTTTGGCCTAACGCTGCTGAGCACGCAAAGGGGATATTGCAGACAGTACCGGACTCCCCTGGTACTGAGGTTATATATGAGTCCACGGCCAACGGGGTCGGAAACTTCTTTCATATACAGTACAAGAATGCAGAAGCGGGGCTTAGTGAGTTTAAGGCCATCTTCGTTCCCTGGTTCTGGCAGGAAGAGTACAGGAAAGATCTGCCAGAAGGGTTTGCCGTTAGTCTTGAAGAGGAGGAGGTTTTAAGCAATTACGATGTTTCTGATGAGCAGGTTTATTGGAGGCGTCAGAAGATATTAGAGTTGTCTTCTGGTGGTCGGGATGGCGAGACCGCATTTATGCAAGAGTACCCCATGAACGCTTCAGAAGCCTTTCAGGTTTCGGGTGGCGCGGGATTGATTTCGTCAGGCTCAATACTTAAGGCTAGGGCTTCCTCTATTGATGGGTACGGCCCATTGATTGTTGGTGTTGATCCGTCGAGAGGCGGAGATAGGTTCTCTATAATCAAGAGGCAGGGCAGGAAGGCGTACGGCATGCAGAGCTTTACGGGAGATCAGGTAGATAAGCTGGGTAAGGCGGTATCTAAGTGCAAGGCTGTTTTAGATGCAGTGTGCCCGCACGCTGGAAAGGTTCCCGATATGATGTTTATTGATGCTGGCGGCGGGGCGGATCTTGCGGACAGGCTGCACGAGCTAGGCTATGACAAGAGAGTTAAGGCTATATATTTTGGAGCTTCGCCACTTGATGATCTTAAGTATAAAAACAAGCGTGGCGAGATGTGGGGTCTCGCGGCTGAATGGTTAAATGATGAGAATCTAGAAGTTGATATTCCTGATAGCGATAGTCTTCAGGCGGATCTTACTGCCTCTCCTTATGACAGGGATAGTCACGACAGGATAATCCTATGGAGGAAAGAGAAGATAAAAGAAAAGTATGGATTCTCGCCTGATGAGGGGGATGCCTTAGCGCTAACATTCGCTGAGCCATTCAAGGTAAAGCAGGTACGCAAAAGAAAATATCCTAAAATATCCATAGCATAGGTGTATGATGAACACTAGACTTATTAGAATAGAATCAAGAATTAACGCTCTAGAGGCTGCTAACGTTAAGTTGTTGCAAGAGCTAGAAGAACTCAAACAAAAGGTAGCACCGGATGATAGGCGACAGAGAGTTTCTAAACATAGTGGTAGCACAAAAGGCCGATAGCATTGGCTATAGAGACGAGATAGGCCAGAAGCGTGCAAAGCTCATGGATTACTACAACATGCAGCCCTACGGTGACGAGGTTGACGGTCAAAGCCGTTACGTGTCGTCAGACGTTAGTGATGTTGTAGAGGGTATGCTACCTAGCCTTATGCGTGTTTTCACACAGAGCAAGAATGTTGGACAGTTTATGTCTGATCTGCCTGATGGTGATGACGAGGCCAAACAAAAGACCGACTTAGCTAATTACGTGTTCTTTCGTCAGAACCAGGGAATTCTATCGCTCAATAATATGTTTAAGGATGCTCTACTTCAGTACACTGGCGCGATCAAAGTTGTGTGGGATACGTCCAGCGAAGTCACTGAGGAGCGCTACTCTGGATTAAGTCGGGAAGAGTTTGATTCTCTTGAGATGGATGAAGAGACCGAGATGGTTGAGGTTGAGGAGAATATAGAGACCGAGGAGACTCAGCTAGGCACGGTTAGGAATACAACGTTCAATGCCAGGGTTAAGCGCATCAAAGAAACTGGTCGCGTTAAATACGAGAATATCCCGCCTGAAGAGTTTCTTGTTAGTCGCCAGGCTCGTGACTTTGTTAAGCCTCAAATGATTGGACATACGACGCCCAAGACTCGCTCCGAATTGCTTCAAATGGATTTCGATAAAGAGATCGTTGAATCATTGCCCGCTGACACGAATATCAATAACAACGAAGAAAAGAACGCTAGGTATTGGGATTACTCACGACAAGAAGAGAATGCCGGTTCATTGCAGAAATCAGCCGATACTATTCAGCTAACTGAGATGTACGTATATATTGATTCAGATGACGATGGTATAGCTGAGCTGTGGCAAGTATTCGAGGCTGGCAATCAGATACTAGAAAAGAACCTTTGGGATGAGCACCCGTTTGCTGTTGTAACTCCTATTCCTATTCCGCATAGAGCCATCGGTACGTGTCCTGCTGAGCAGATAGCTGACATACAGTTTACTAAATCCGTCCTTGTTCGCCAGTCGTTAAACAATATATACGCAACCAACTTTCAGCGTGTCGCTTACAATGACCGCGTTGATCTTGATGATCTATTGACGCCGAGAGCAGGCGGAACCGTGCACATCGATGGCGATGGCCCTATTGGTGATTCTGTTCTTCCTATTGTTACTCAGCCACAAGTTCAGCAGATACTGCAGGCTGTTGAGTATGTCGATTCTTCAGCAGAGCGTAGAACGGGGTTTACTCGGTTCTCTCAGGGCTTAGACGGTGATGCATTGAATCAGACGGCTACAGGGTTTAAAGGAATATCGGACTACTCACAACAGCGACAGGGTTTGATCGCTCGAATATTTGCAGAGACAGGAGTCAAACAGATATTTCGTAAGACAGTGGCTTTAATTTCAAAATACCAAGATGAGAAAATGCAGATTCGTGTGTCAGGCGCTCTACTAGAGGTAGACCCTACCGCATGGAGATACAATCTTGATTGTTATATCACGGTAACCGATGGCGACCGAAACGACAAAATAGCCAATCTTAACAATGTGCTAATGCTTCAAAAGGAAGCCATACAGTTGGGCTCTCCGCTATCTGATCAGTCAAAGATATATAACACGCTAGAGAAACTAATCACCGAGGTTGGGCTCAAGGATACACAGCTATACTTTAATGATCCAACCAAGCCTGATGAGGTTTTGCAAGCTACTAACGAGAAGATGGCAGGCATGCTTAAGATGCTTCAGCAGCAGGCGCAACTACAGAACACGCAGCTCGCCGACGCTGAGAAGATTAGAGCAGAAGCTAGTTTGTTGATTGCTCAGTCTAAGAAGTCGGAAGCCGACCAGAAGGACACTATTAAAATTGCTCAGATGCAGCAGGATATGCAGCAGTTTATGCTTAAGATGCGTCAAGATCAGAGTCAGTATGATCAGGATACAATCAAGGATCTTACTGAATTAGAGTTAAAATACGGGAAGGATGTTCCAGGGGCTATTGTATGAATGAGTTAGACTTAAAGCGAAAAGAGCAGAGAGGCCACCAAGCCAAGCGCATACTGGGTGATGACCTAGTGTTGAGCGCCTTTGCAGACATTAGGAATACGTTATACAATAACATTAGTAAAAGTGATTTTAGTCAAAGTGATGAGCGTGAAGATTGCTATCGAATGCTTAGAGCTGTTGAAAGTTTTGAAGGTATGTTTAAGCGCCATATTAATACAGGGCGTGCAGCTGAAGAAAAGTTAAGCCTAATGCAGAAAGTGGTTAGGCGAGTACAAGAATTATAAATAACGGAGACCAAGCCTTATGGCAGTCGACTTGAATGGGGGTCACACCCGAATAGCACAGTTATTACAGCCTGAACAGCCAAGTGATAACACACCCGAAGAGCCTCAGGCAGAAGTAGAGCAAGAGGTAACTGGTCAGCCAGAAATGGAAGATCGCACGCCGGAACCAACCGGTGAAACTGAGCACGAAGAAAGCGAAGACGAAACGCAGGAGCTTGAGGGCGATAGCGACACAGAGTCGGAGCCAACTAAGTACACGGTTAAGGTAAATGGTGAAGAGGTCGACGTGTCTATCGACGATCTTCGTAAAGGCTACATGATGGAGTCTGATTATCGTAAAAAGACGACAGATGTGGCAAGACAGAGGGACGAGGTTAGTTCTAAGTATGAGGATCTTAGCAGTAAAGTAAATGAGGCTGAACAGCTTTTGTTGCTTGATGCGGAAGACCTTAATAGTGCTGAGAATTTAGAGCTAAAAGAGTACGACCGTTCATCTTATGAAGAGAAGGTCGACAAGTTACGCGCTCGTGCCAATCGTATTAAATCTCTAAAGGATGAGTCTTTAAAAAATGATGGAGTGATAGCCGCTAGTAAGGCGTCAAAAGAGAAAGAATTGCTTTTGGCTGCGTTGCCTGAATGGCTGGATGAGCCAACATTAAAGGCAGATTCTGAGATGATCAACGGCATGTGGTCTGATATGGGTTTCACTCAAGAAGATCTCAACGGTTTTACCGACCATAGACTTGTTGTCTTGTCGCGTGAGGCTGCGATGTATCGTAAGATGAAGGCCGCTAGACCATCTACAAAGAAGGTAGTAACTAAACCAAAGGCAGCTAAGCCTGGACACGCAAAGAGTTCTGACGAGATTAAAGCAGCTAGCAATGTATCAGCTAGAGATCGTCTCAGAAGTACTGGCCGCATGGACGACGCTAAGAATGCCATTAAAAATATTTTGAATAGATAAGGTGTGTAATCATGACTGTTCCAACCAATACTGTAACAACTACCGCTGCGGTAGGTAACCGGGAAGATCTTGCAAATGCAATTTATGATATCAGCCCAATGGATACCCCGTTTTTATCCGAGGCTAAGAAATCCAAAGCTACTGCTGTTTACCATGAGTGGCAAACAGATGCGTTAGAAGCTGCTGGCACTAACCGCCAGGTTGAAGGTGACGACGCTACAGCTAATACGTTTTCTGCAACTACTCGAGTAGGCAACTACTGCCAGATCTCTCGCAAGACTGTATCTGTTTCAGGCACTCAGCGCAGTGTGGACAGTGCTGGTCGTTCTGATGAGTTTGCTTATCAAGTGGCTAAGCGTGGACGTGAAATAAAACGTGATATGGAATACGCATTGACTCGCAACCAGGCTTCATCATCTGGCGGCGCGACAACTGCTCGCTCATTGGCTTCACTTGAGTCGTGGTTGTCAACTAACAAAACTTCGGTTGGTACTGGTGTTGCGCAAACTACCCCAGGCTTCTCTGGTGGTTCCGTTGCTGCACCTACCGATTCAACTGTTCTCGGTGCGTTTACCAAGGCTTCATTGGATGATGTTATTCAGAAGTGTTGGACTCAAGGTGGTGATCCTAAAACTATCATGGTTGGCCCGTTCAATCGGTCTGCTGTATCTGGTTTTAGTGGCATATCAACGTTACAAACAGACGCTAATTCAGGTCAAGACGTTACATTGATGGGCGCTGTAGACTTCTACAAGTCAAACTTTGGCATCTTAAAGGTTGTCCCTAACCGCTTTCAGCGTGACGAAACTGCTCTTGTTCTTGATATGGAGTATGTTGGTGTGGCGATGTTGCGCGACATGGAATTTGACGACCTAGCTAAAACTGGTGATTCAGATAAGACATTGATCACAGCAGAGTACACGTTAGAAGTTAATAACGAGTCAGCAAGCGGTAAAGTAACTGACTGTACAACCTCATAATCTTAAGCCCCTTCGGGGGCCATTTCTTCGGTGTATTTATGTCTAAACGATTCATGGATTACGACCCGCATACTAAGACTAGCACATGGTTTGAAGGTGGCGGAACGTCTGGTAATTTTGTAATCTCTCAAACTCAGGATATACGACAGCATCTAGATACAGCTAAACGATTAGCTAACGATAGCAACTATAAGCGCCAAGGCATAAAGAACGACATGTACCATTTTGCCCGCGTACCTAATACTGTTTTGCATGAAATTCTGTTAAAATATCACCTTAACTGGCAGAACAAAGACGATCTTCCTAAGATTGAGAAAATACTACAACGCGACTATAAGGCTCTGCTTACTGTCGATCGAATCTAAGCCAACCCTCGAGGAGCTTATGCAAGAATTACTCTACGCTAAATCTATCATTGAAACGGAGCCAGACGAGGCGCTCCGCATCTGCAATGAAATACTAAACGAATCCTTCGACTCTCAAGACGGCCAAATGGCGCTGTTTATGACGGGTTACATAATGATGCAGGCAGAACGTTACGGCCTTGCTTATCAGATATATCAGCGATGCGCACAACTCCGCCCAGATATGAGCGACATCTGGTCGAACATGGGCATGTGCCTTGAAGAGCATGATCCGTCTAAGGCTCAGAGGTTCTTCGAGAAGGCATTCAAGCTCAACCCGAAGAACTATAGAGCATTGGCTAATAGCGCCCTGATGCATCTACAGGCGGCCAATCCGGTTAAATGTATAGAGTTATCCAATATAGCTATCGAGGCCGGTGGTGACACGCAGGGAGCGCTACATAATCGAGGCCTTGCAAGGCTAATGCTTAGAGATTGGGGAGGCTGGGAGGATTTTAATAGCTCGCTTGGCGTAAAGCATCGAGAGGCCAGGGATTACGGTGCGCCTGAATGGAATGGCGAGAAAGGAACTGTTTTGGTTTATGGTGAGCAGGGTGTTGGCGACGAGATAATGTACGCCTCGTGCATTGCTGATCTCAGGAAGACTAACAAGGTTATATTCGATTGTGATGCGCGCCTTGAAAGACTCTTCTCTCGGTCATTTGGCTGTGAGGTGTACGGAGATAGGTTTAAGGTTGAATCTAGGGCGGCTGACAGGGAGTTTAATTATCAGTGTGCGATTGGCCAGCTACCGAATTACTATAGGCGTGATGATGATTCGTTCCCAGGTACGCCATACTTAGTGGCTAACGGTGAGCGGCGCATTCAGTGGCGCGCTTTATTCGATACATTCAAGGGAAAGAAAGTTGGTGTTGCTTGGCGTGGCGGAATAAAGAACACGGGTGAGAAAAAGCGCTCGTTAGATCTTGAGGATTTTGCCAGTGTGTTCAGCGATGAAAACACATACATATCGCTTGAATATAAAGCGGTATCTGCTGAAATTCAGGATAAATATAAGTTAAAGGTTTATGATGAAACGGCGGGTGGGAATGATATAGACCTTGTTGCGGCTATAATTTCAGAGCTAGATTATGTTATTACGTGCTGCACTACTGTCGTTTATATCGCTGGGGCTCTCGGTGTTCCTTGTTATGTACTGGTCCCTTCAGAGCCTGGATACAGGTATCATACTAGCGGTGATTTCCCCTGGTATAATTCAGTTAAACTTATAAGGCAACTAAAACATGAGCGATGGAAAGAAACAGCCGGAAGATTACGAAGGGTTATCGAGAATGATAGCCAGACTTAGAAAGCGCGGGATTAATGTAGAGGAAGAGATTATCGAGGAGGAGCAGATTCTATTGTCTCCCCCTGTCGATGAGCCTAAGTCTTACACCTGGAAGCAGCGCCAGATAATTGCAACGATGGAGACTGTGATCAGGGAGAATCACAATTTCAGCGATTGGTACAGGAAGTTCGGCAAGGGAATCCCTATGGTTGTAGCTAAAGACTTATGGAGCAAAGCAACTAATGCTTAAGGTATTCATTGGTTATGATCCTGCTGAGACTGTGGCATACCATGTTTTATGTCACTCTATTTTGTCGCGCTGTAGTCAGCCGGTGTCGTTTACCCCTATCAACAAAAAGAACATTCCTGAGTTTACCCGAGGCAAAGAGGACGGGAGTACGGAATTCTCATTCTCTCGGTTCCTTACTCCTCATTTGAGCGGGAGCGTTGGGCAGTCTATATTTATGGATTGTGATATGTTGGTTCGGTGCGATCTGTCGGAGCTGCTGGCGGAGTGCGACTTAACGCACGATGTGTTCGTTGTGAAGCACGATTACACTCCATCAAAGGGAAAGAAGTTTCTGGGCAATGATCAGCATGTTTACCCGAAGAAAAATTGGTCTAGCATGATGGTATTTAATAACTTCAACTCAGCTTGTCGACGCTTAACGCCTGAAGTGGTTAATGGTGCCAGCGGTAAATATCTACACCAATTTGAGTGGGCTAATGCTGATCGAGTTGGAGAGCTTGGGCCATCATGGAATCATTTGGTGGGCGAGTCAGCCCCAAATCCTCACGCAAACATTGTTCACTTTACTTTGGGTACGCCCTGCTTTGAGGGCTATGAGAATCAAGAATATGCGGATGAATGGTTTAAGGAAAAGGAGGCTATGAATTATGCTTATAAGTGAGGAGTACAGGAAAGAGCAGGAAACTCTACATAAGAATCCTAATTACGGTGTTGCTAGCGTTTCGTTCGCACCTATGGTGTCTGGCGTTATCGACACACTTAAAGTGGATGAGATGCTCGATTATGGTGCCGGAAAGGGGCGGCTAGCTAAGTCGATACAGCCGAGCAGAGCGGTAAGAATACAGATGTATGATCCCGCAATGCCTGACTATAGCGACACGCCAGACCCTAGCCAGTTTGTGACCTGCATTGATGTTTTAGAACATATTGAGCCTCAACATTTGGATAGTGTTCTTGATGATCTAAAGCGTGTAACATTGGAGTATGGTTTCTTCACTATACATACAGGCCCAGCGGTAAAGGTTCTAAGTGATGGCAGGAATGCGCACCTAACGCAAGAAGATTACATTTGGTGGCTTCCTAAGTTGTGGAATAGGTTTCATATTCATCAAATGACCCATACGCCTAGCGGTTTTGTGGTCATCGTAAAGGCTCTATGAAATGGCACTTGATAATTATTCAAACTTAAAAGAAACGATCGTTCGATTGGATGGGTCTAGTAGCGTCACCGATATTGTTGATGACGCTATTATTCTATGTGAATCGGAGATGTACGCGAACGCAGCAACTACGCTTAACCTTCGCTCTCTTGAGAACGTAACAGAATACACCTCCAGCACATCCACTCCATACCTGGCGCTACCGACTGACTACATTAATCTGCGCAGGGTACGCCTAAAGCTTCCCGGTAAAGATCAAGATATTCTCTACGCAACACCTGAATCAATGCAGTCGTACTCAGCCGCTGGACGCCCCAAGTTCTTCACCGTTACAGATCAGATTGAATTCGATAGAATTGCAGACTCATCGTATGTAGTCGAGCTTAGCTATCTAGCCAAGGTTGCGGCGCTGGATGATACGAACACAGCCAACGCAGTGCTTACCAAGTTCCCAACTATCTATTTGTATGGGGCGATGTGGGCTGTAAACCTATTTAATGGGGAAGAACAAAAGGCGTCGTATTATTATCAGCTATTTATTAACTCCATTAAGGGGGCGAATAAACTAGATAAAAAAGGCAGGTACGGGCCGGGTGCTGCAATGAGAACAGAGGGGGCTACGCCATAATGCCGGTATCAACGTCATTCAATAAGGTTCCATACTCCATTGCCGGTGATTCGCTCATATCGTCAAGTAAGGATCTGTCTGTCCAATGCACGGCTAATATGATAGTTGTGCCAGCTCCTAACTCGTTAACCGATAGTGCCGCGCTATTAAGCTATGGCGGTCTAAAGATATTTAGTGCTGGCGTTGCTGGCGAGGCAGATAGAGGAATCTATAAGCGCAAGTTTTTGGGTAAGGGGTGGAAAGTATCCGGGAATACTCTTTATTCGTTTGATGCGGTAGGCGTACAAACATCCGTTGGCGTAATTGGTGGCGCTGGAATCGCCCGCATGAGTGACAACGGTATTGTCATGCTGATACTTGGCGGGTCAACGCTCTATAGCTTTGATGGCGTCAATATAACGTCGCTAACACTCTCGTTTACTCCTGTTGATTTGGAGTATATAAACCTCAAGTTTTTGGTGTTGGATAGCACTGGCCAGGTGTGGGTGTCGGACGTAGGCACGACTAACTTTGACGGCTCTAATGTTTATCAGGCCGAAAGCCTTCCTGATGATCTTGTTGGCTTAAAGGTTTTTAATCAGGTCGTGTTCAATTGCGGCTCTCGATCTATTGAGCCGTGGGAAGATACGGGCGAGGGTAATCCTCCACTTCAAAGAATGAACGGCGCTATAATTGAAGACGTGGGGATATTAAATAAGTTCTGCGTGTCCACTACGAACGATGCAATGTATTTTTTAAGTGCTGACAAATTACCGTATAGGTTGGTTAGCTTTCAGGCTCAAAACCTAACTGAGAGCAACTTCGGTATAGCTGAGCTGTTCGAGACTTACGACGCCACAGGCGCATACGTTGATAGCTGGAAGTACAAAGGTCAAAGCATTGTCGGGTACTTTTTCCCATCTCCTGGCGTTACGTGGATATTCTCGGAGCTGACGAATCTATGGTTTCAGATTAATAGCACAGTGCCAGTATCTCAATACATCGGCAAGACAGCCGCTTACCTATTTGATAAGACGCTGTTTGGTGATATATCGGGTGGCAATATTTACAGCTTAGATGAGGATACTTATTACGATAACTCTGTTCAGAAGGTTAGGGAGCGAGTATTTAGACCGTTCTCAGGAAAAAATGCGGGAGCTATTCGCGCCTACATGCAGATGAAGCTTGTTCAGTTTGCTGTTGATACGGGTGTTGGCGTTACGTCAAATCCACAGATGATCGTACAATTTTCGTTTGATGGCGGCAGGAATTACGGTCGTGAATACTGGCCTAATCTTGGTGGCGATGGTGACTACCTGGAAATAGTAGAGGTTTACAGTAATCAGAAGTTTAAAGATTTAACCTGTCGTATACGGTATACCGAAGATACAGCGTTCGGACTTAATAACGCAGCTATCTATGTGCGTGAGTGTGGCAAACCATGAGTCAGGTAAACCAGCCTTATGGTCTAGCTAAGATACGCCCCATAAAGGAGCTTACCAAGTCACAAAACAACTATCTTCAGCAGCTGGAGCGTATCCTTCAGCAACTGTACCTTCGTTCAGGCGGCGCTATCGATAGTTCGACTGACGACGAGTTTAGTGCTAACGACAATCAAATTTCTATGCTTCTGGCTCAGATTATAGGAGCTATAGAGCGAATATCTGACATCGAGGGCCGCCCTGATAGTACTGATTATTCTGTTGATGGTTATAACGCAGTTACCGCAACCGCAAGCTATACTGCGGCTCCTCTGGATTTCGTCAACGCTACGCTAGGTGCTATAATAACCCTTCCTCAGTTTCCGCAAGAGAATGATGTGGTAATTATAAGGAACGGCGATGGGTCATTAATATCTTTAGCGGGTAACGGGAAAAATATAAACGGGGCTGGCACGGGAGCCCTAAAGAAGGAAGGCACAGCAATAGTCTTCCATTATTTTATAGATACTGACGAGTGGCTAGCACGATGAGTTTAAATCTAGAAGATACAAATATAGGTTTCGCTGACTCCCCAGCTATCGATGCGTTCGGTCGGCTAAGAATATCTCAACCGTTTACAGTTTTTGACTCTAAGCAGCTTCATGATAGCCAGCCTTTGTTTTGGGATGATCAAGAGATATCTGGCGCCGGAACTGGCACATCTCATTCGGCAAATGAGGCCGCTACTACTATGTCTGTAGGTGCCACAGCTGCAGGGGTTAGAGCAAGACAAACGTTCCAGCGGTTCAATTACCAGCCTGGAAAATCACAGCAAATTTTATGCACGTTCTCTGAGCTTGATACAGGCGCAGGAATATATAAAGCCGTTGGTTATTTTGATGATGATAACGGCGTTTTCTTTGAGAGCGATGCTGGTGTTGTTGGTGTTACACAGAGGTCGCATGTTACCGGTTCAGCCGTGGATACTACGATTGCCCAGACAAGTTGGAACTTAGATGTAATGGACGGAACCGGCGCATCTGGAATCACTATGGACTTTACTAAGACCCAGATTGGTATTATCGATTTCGAGTGGCTTGGTGTTGGTCGGGTAAGAATGGGGTTTGTTATCGATGGGTTGATTTATTATTGCCATCAATATCTAAACGCTAACGCACTTGATGTTGTCTATATGTCGTCCCCAAACTTGCCGGTGAGGTACGAAATACGGAATGATGGGACAGGTGCGGCAGATGAGTTTGTGCATATCTGTACAAGTGTTCAGAGCGAAGGCGGCCAGCAGAAAAACGGCATACTTCGACATTTTGGCTCTCGTTCTATATCTGGCTTATCTTCGGGTGTTACTTATGCCATGCTTGGAATTAGATTGCAGAGCGCTAAGTTAGATGGGGTTATTAACCTTGAAACTGTTTCGCTAATATGCAGCTCTAACAATGACCAGGCTCACTGGGAATTAATATTCAACCCTACCATTGCTGGAACATTCACTTATGCAGACGAAACAAACTCAACAATTCAGTCGGTTGCTGGGACATCTGCGAATATAGTAACTGTAGGTACTGCGATTGATGGAGGGTATTTTTCAACAGCTCTTCCTGTTAATCCATCCGTGCCTAACGCTTTAAAGCTTGGTTCGACCATATCTGGCACAGCCGATCAAATGATTTTAACCTGTACGCCCATAACAAATAATATCACCGTCCAAGCATCCCTAACCTGGCGGGAGCTTAGCTGATGACGAATACAGTTGTTACGAGTACCACCAATGCTGTTAAGTTCGTTTTTAATGATGATTCCCCTCTCGCTCAAGACCGCACAGCGGCTACATTTTCACTGATCTCTATAGAGGCTATAATAATGAACGGAACTCATGTTGATCTAGATTCATCTCATGAGCTTAGGGTTATTTTTGATTATGCGGCTAACACTATGGGGTTCCTAGTTGTTGATTCGGTTAATGGTGTAACACCTACAAGCCTCGCCGACCTTTACAGTAAATTAAGCGCTTTAATTGAGTAGATATTATGACGGTAAATTATAAGGATAACGTTCAAGAGCAGGTTCCGGCAACATCAACACTGGTGTATTTGACCCCAACCGTTGGCAGCGCTCATATTGTTTATGCGGCTGTTCACAATGAAAGCGCGGCTAATGCCACTATTACTATAAACGTGGTTCAGTCTAGTAGCTCCGTGTCTGTAACTAATCAGTACATAAGTGAAACGGTTCCTGCAGGTAGGACGCTATCACTTCTTAAAATAGTGAACCGCGTAATGAAAACAGGCGATTCAATATATGCTATTGCCGGAACTGCCTCATCCTTAAACTTATCGGTAGGGGTTAAAGAGGTTACGGCGTGAGACTGGCAACAAGGAGCGAGAAAGAGCGCGTTCTTTTTGATGACGATATATGGTCAAGGGTATCAAATGGTGTAGAGATGGAAAAGGTTTTACCTCCTGATTCGTGGCTGTATCTCACCGAGACAGGTAACGAGGTTTTAATACTCTCCGACTCCGGCCAGATACATCCAAACTTTTTGCCTGGCAAGCGTAGCCGATCATTCTGGATTATGCGCAGATTCTTAAACTGGATCGAGTCTAATACCGAACTACCGCGCATATTTGCAAAGATACACAAAAATCACAAAAGTCTGATAAAATTAAGCAAGATTGGTGGATTTAACGAGGTTGATATGGTTAACGACAGAGTGCTACTAGTATTGGAGTTTAACCGATGAGCTTTGCAGAGGACGCCGCTGGCGGATTGCTTGACGCCAATGAAAATATATTTACCGGCAACGGTAGCTGGGAAGACGTAGACCAAGTTAGTTTTGGTGGTGAGTTTCAGGGTGACCTGCTTGGTATTGATTCGCCTGCAGAAGAGCTGGAGCAGGCTTCGGGTTCAGAGGCGGCAGAAGCAGCCAAAGAGGCGGCGGCAAATCAGGAATCAGCAGGCAGGGCTGCAATTGTCGAGCAAGACTTGGCACAGCGTAGGCTTGAAGATACGTTAGCGCCCTTCGTTGGGTTTGGTACAGATATAATTCCAGGCTTCAAAGACTTGTTTTCTGGCGACGTATCTCAATCCGCCGGCAACAGTCAAAATATTGTCGATCTTATGCAGTTTGCCAATCAATCAGCTTCGTCCAATCCTTTCGTTAATCCTAATGCTGGCGTTTTTCAGCAAGGACAGCTAGCCCTATCTCCTCAAATGCTTAGTCGTGAACGTGGCGACCTGTTGAGCGGTATCGGTTTAGGTCAAGCTTCTGCAGCTCAAGTAGCTGCTGGAAATCTACAGACGGGCGCCAACAGGTCTGATCTTCTTACGCAAATAGGAAACTCTATTGCAGCCGGTGGAATTAGTGCATCAAACGCACAAAGCCAGGGGGCGCAGAATTTAATTGGCGGTCTAGCGGCCTTAGGTAGTAGTTTTGGGGGTGGAAATTGAGTTTTCTCGAGGATGTAGCGGACGGCTTTACAGGTGAGGCCGGATCAGAGGCAGCCAAAGAGGCAGCAGCAGTTCAAGCTAGGTTGGGCATGGAAGGTTTGGACGTTAATCGCCAATCACTGGCACGACTAGAAGAGGGCTTTGCCCCTTTTGTTGGTGTTGGTAATGATTTGGTAGGTCAAGCGGGTGCAGCTTTCGGGCAGGGTGGAGCGCAGCAAACTCTGCAAGATCCAGCATTTTTAGCATTGGCTAATCGGCAGCAACAACAAATCCTTAATCGTCAAGCTGCTGGAGGGCGCGTAGGCACGGGAGAGACGCCGCTAGCTATTCAGTCGGGTATTGCAAGCCTTGGATCAGACTTCCTTTCTCGTCAGCGTGGCGACTTACTAAGCTCGCTTAGCTTGGGTCAGGCTTCGGCAGCTCAGCAAGGTGCTGGTGGATTGCAGTCGGGTCAGGGTGCAAGCGACTTGCTTACACAAATTGGTAATGCTTCGGCTGGCGGGCTTGTAGGCTCCGCAAATGCCGAGGCGGAAGGCGCACAAAACATTGCAACCTTGATGGCCACTATTTTCTGTGACAGACGATTGAAAAGAAACATATCTTCGCACGGAGTAAGCGGCCCCTATAAAACGTACAAATTTCAATATAAGGACTCCGATCAATGGTATATTGGCCCTATGTCGGACGAGGTTAAAACCATCAACCCTGGTGCTGTATCCGTGCATGAATCCGGTTACGACATCGTTGATATGAGTAAATTATAATGCCATTAGATCCTAATATTCCGCTACAAGCTCGAGTTCCTAACCTTATGCAGGCTCTAGAGTCTGGCATGAGAGCCGGCACAGCGTTAAAGCAAGCGCCTTTAATGCAGCAGCTGCTTGGTCAGCGCGTGCAACAGGGCGAGGCTTTGGCGCAACGTCAGCAGATCGAAGCCGCTCAACTTCAGAAAGATCAAGCACAGAAAGATAAGTTTGCCAGAGGTTCGCAGGCTTACTCATTAATCAAACAGCTTCAGTCTGTACCAGAGGAAGAACGTTCGTTTATTATTCAGCAGAACGCGGAGGCTATCAGCTCGTTTGGTATTGATCCTTTGGCGCCAGCTCCTAATGATGCGATTCTTGGCAGAATGGAGCGCTCACTAGGTCAGTTTGCGCCTAAAGTTGATGAGGGCAATTTCTTGGAGCGTGAAAGATTACGCCTCCAAGAAAAAACCATTGATGATCGTAGGTCGCTTGCAAATGAGGCGGCTGCGCGTGCAGGCGCCAAGAAGGAAGCGGAGCTAAATGTTGAAACTCGGCTCGCCCCAAATCTTGAAAAGCAAAAGCTTTTAGCTAAAGATGCTGCATCGCTATCTACTGAAATATTCGGGCGAATAGATAATGTAGAACAAAATATAGCGAACATGCGCGAAGGTGTGGCCTTGATCGATGAGGGCGCAAACGTTGGCCCTATAAATAAATGGCTACCATCGCTCAAGGCATCGACCGTTAAGCTTAAAAACCTTGAGAATAGATTGGGCTTGGATGTTATTGCATCTGTCACCTTTGGCGCATTATCAGCATCCGAACTTAAAACAGCATTTGATACTGCTGTACCGCCAAATCTCAATGGAGAGGATTTGAAAGCTTGGTTTAACGAGAGAATAGAAAAGCAAGAGAGGTTGCTTAGCTCGCTTGAGGAGGCTGGAATTTTCCTCTCGGAGGATGGCGCAAGCATTCCAAAGCTTATGGCTAATCGACGAGCTAAGCGTAAGGCGGGTACAGATTCCAATCAGCAAGGCGCCCAGCCAAACCAAGGTCAGCAAGTTAAATTTTTGGGGTTTGAATAATGCCAGTTGCACGCTACCAAATGCCAGATGGAAGAGTTGCTAGATTCGAGGTTCCCGAAGAAACTACGCCCGAGCAGGCACAGAAGATGGGTGCTGATTTTTTTGCTCAGCAACAGCAAGGCGCTCCAGCTCAAGCCGAAAGCATAACTGGTTCAGAGAGAGTAGAAAGAACACCTTCGGCTCTTGAAGCTTTGGACATGGCGCCAGGTGAGTTGCTGCCAGCTAAAACAGAGAAGCCAGCAAGAACATTTGGCGAGACGCTATCAGGAATAGGTGAGACGGCGCTTGCGGTTGGAACGGGTGCCACGACTGGCCTCTTGGGTCAGGCTGCCGGAACGATCGAAGGTATTGGCAGAGAAATGATTGGCGGAGACTTTGGGACAAATGAAGCGGCCAACAGAATCGAAGCTCTAGCAATGAAACGATCAGGCCAGCTAACAAACACGCCGGAATCTGAGGCGGGTAAAGATTTTACCAAATCGGTTGGTGAAACGCTTGCTCCACTGGCTGCTATTCCGCCGCTTGCGGAGTTACAGGCGCTTGCAATGGCAACCAAACCACCGATAAATATGACCTTTAGGGCTGCAACGCCGACAAGGGCCAAGGTATCCGAGCTGATTGCAAAGAATGCGGATGACACCCAGATAAAAGGTTTTGCTGGTCAGTCGCCAGCGTCATCTTCGATAAATGTAAGCAGTTCAGCCGCTAAAAAAGCGATCGCGCAAGGTGTGGACGAGGGCTTAGTTGACTTAGTTAGAACCTCGACAAAAGCTGATATTATTAGTATGCGTCGATCACTCAAGACTCTGAAAGATAACAAGCGGCAGACGGCCGAAGGTAAGCTTGGCGCGCTAGCTAACCGCCCAGGTGATGCCGCTGGGGACGTACTGTTTCGGCAGGTCAAGACTCTTGAAAGTATAAATAAGGACGCTGGTAAAGCAGTCGGGCGTGCAGCAGAAAAACTTGGCAATAAGAAGGTTGATCTTACGCAGGCTTATAATAACTATATAGCTCAGTTGGAGGATCTAGGGGTAACGTTTACAACTAAGAACGGAAAGCCAAAAGGAAATTACTCTAATTCAGAGTTCGCAAGATCAACAGGAACGCAAAGCGCTCTTGATGATTTTTTAGTTAGGGCACAAAACCCTAATATTGGCGGCTTGTCAGCGCACAGGTTGAAAAAAGTTATTGATGGATCTGTTGAGCAAGGCAAGCTAAGTACGGTAAGCCCTATTCTAAAAAAGGGTGACGCGGTACTTAAATCACTTCGCAAGGATATTAACGACACTCTTGTCGCAGCTTCAAAGCCATATGCAGAAGCAAATAAAAAGTTTTCCGATACTGTTAAAGCACTAAACGACTTTAAAGGTCTAGCCAGTAAAAGACTTGATTTAGAATCGTTGGGCGCTGGTAAAATGTTAGCTGGCCAGCTAAGAACAATAATGAGCCATAATAAAAATCGTATTCCCGTGATTGAGTCCATCAACGGGATTCAGGAAATGGCTAAAAAGTATGGCGCAAAGTTTGACGATGATATATTGAGGCAGACCGTATGGATGGACGAGATGGAAAAACTATTCGGGTCGTCGTCTCCTACATCATTTGCCGGTCAAATTGAGCGCGCCACTGAAAAGGTTTCTGAGTCTGCTATTAGGTCGGCAGCAAGTGGCGGCATAACAAGCTTAGCGGTTGAATCTGCTATTGCCGGTAAAAATATCGTTAGAGGCATAAACGAAGAGAACCTAATTAAATCTCTTGAAAGCCTGCTTTCCGGATCAAAGAAATAAAAACACTCATTAGTGTTAATATTGCATTATAAAATTGAAGCAAAAAGGGTTTGACAAATGGCTTACAATCCAATTTCAGGAATAGTACCACAGCTGGCAAAAAATGCTGGCGGTTCGGCGGCTGGCGGATACTACCTCAAAGGCTACGTATCTGGCACGACCACGCCATTGAGCATGGGTACAGATTCAACGCCTACATCTACACTAGCCAAGTGCAAACTTAATGCGCGCGGCGAGCCTATATCTAATGATGCGGATGAGGATAGCGTATTTATTCCGTACTTTAACGCGAATTACAAGATCGCACTGTACGTAAATTCTGCCGATGCCGACGCTAACACTACCGCCAATGCGCTCTGGATTGTGGATTCTATAACTAGCGCCCCTACTGTTTCTGCTGCTGATGTGTCGTATGTTAGCAACGGAACCACTATTGATGCTCAGTCTTATCTTGATGCTCAGTATTACGCAAATATAGCTGACATGATCTCAGGGACAACCCCAGGTGGTATTGTTGCGCATATATCAGGAAATTATTACAGAGCTGGGAAAACATTATCGAAATGTACGAATACGCCCGTGACAAGTCTTTCCGATTTCACGGCTCTCTCTGATATCTACGTTGAAGATTTCGGGCTGGATGAGGTTGCATTTTCTGATGCTATTGATTACTCCCAGCAATCAGGAATGCCCGTTCGTTCAGCCGGTGGCTTGACGTTTACAATGACGGCGCGAATAAGCAATACCGTTGATTACCTAGATTTAGACATGAACGACAGTCTAATATCGATAGGCTATGCAGAGGACGCAGCCCCAGCTATAACTATAAAGGTTAACAATGGCGCCAATGTCAAAAACCTAAACATCGACGGCCAAAGCCAGGTTCATCGACCGCTTGCTATCGAGGGGCTGACAGCAGAAGCTAACATTATTACCGAAAACATTACATCAAAGAATATCTACGGCGCCGGAACCGGATCACTCGCAGTTGTTGGGGTTTACATCTTCGGTCTTGGTAAAAACCTTTCAATGACAAACACCCATGTTGAGAATGTTGATTCAATAGCGGGGAGGTCTAATACGTCGGGTGTTTTTGTTGGCCGGGCTACTAGCAACGACCAAGGATTTCTAAATATCTCAGTACTGAACACTACGCTCAAAAATATTACAGAGCAGGGCGGCACAACCATAACTGATAGTGATGGGATTAAAGTGTTTGGCCCTATTTCTCAGGCGGTAGGTTCAGCACTAAAAACAAGCGTAATTATTGATAACGTCCATCAAGAAAACGACACGCTAAAAAGCTGTAAGCGCATAGTTAAAACTCAGTGCCAGCAATACAGCGTTAGAAATATTACCGGTATATTTTCTGATTGCGATCTTGTTTCGCCAGTTGATAACCAATACGGTTCTGGTGAGTGCGATAATGTTTTACTTGAATTAGATAATGTTGATGTATCTGCGGGCTTCGTTAATCAGCCTCAGTTTCAGGCTAGCACAGCGCCTAACGATTCAGGCAGCTCAATAACCAACGTTAGCGTTAATGGTGTAAACGGGTGTACTGCAGTCGTATGCACGGGTGCCTTTCTTGCTACAGATAGAAAAATATCAAGATCATATAAAAACTGGAGGATAACTGGGGTTACCTATGTGAACTTCGGTCAGCTCGAGGTTGATAATAGCGATTCGTTCGCATCATATGAAAATATAAATCTTGTCGACTCAACAATAACTGGCGATGCAATTTTTGTCGGAACGGATGTGGCGGGCACACTTAGCCGGAATTACATAAACGCCTACGTTATTAATTTTCAGACGGACAAAATACTACCTGCCGTGGGTCTTTACTCAGCTGATACTACAGTATGGACAAGGCTTGCTCCTGTCTTAGTAGCTAACTCAACTCTGCAGTGGATGGGTCACGATGGTGAAGTTGGTAAATATTTTAATCGTGGATCATTTTATAATGGTATGTATAACTATAAAGTAAGGACGCTTGCACCAAAGTCCAACGGCATAGGTGACACAACAATAAGAATAAGACACGATCTAGCCGACGGTAACAATTATCAGTATCAAACTATGTCGTTCCGCCATACGCGCATGCAGTCAACTTTCACTGATACAGTGACATACACTGTTAGGTGGTCAAGTGCAACAGCGTGTAGTGCTATCGAGATCGTTGAAGTTCACACCGGCTCAACAAGACTGTCAACGCCTACGGCGACATATACTGCCGATGCCGACCCACTTATACTCGAAGGTGATCTAGTTATTACGTGGGGCACTGATAATACTGGCACTGCCGGCAGTACGCTAGAAATATCATCCACAGTAGATATTACTGCTGACGTGGTTTTTGGCCTGTCGATCTAGCGATTAGAGGGCCAGTCAGGCAAAGGAATGCCGTGCTTTTCTCCAAAATACCTAGTGAGCTCAACAGCCACCACCGACGGATCGATGCTGCTTTGATCTTCGGTTGATCGTTTTCCTGTTAGCGCGACGAGTGAGGGCTTATAAATGTCATACTTTACGTTCTTCATAGTCCATGAAAGCTTAATTGTGTCGCCATTAAATTTTATTCTTGTTGCGTATACATAGCCGGAATCATTAAGAAGATCAGCAAACATTTGCAGCCAAACGTGCAATGAACCTCGCTGCTTCTTTGAATACACGCCATCCGGTTTTTGATCCGAACACGTCAAATAAACATCACCACAGGACTCGAATTGATCAAGCGCCTTATTCATAAACTGGCCGAATCCTACGGTATCTCTCACGCGCATTTCAAATGATTTAGCCATGCTAATTCCCTAATATATATCCGTAGTGCAGGCCCATGAAAAGCAGGCCTATACCGGCACCTGCAGCAAGAAGCAGGACTATTTGTATAATGTCCTGATTCCATCGTATCCATTCATATACAGCGTCTTTTAGTCTTTGCATGACATTTCTCTGTTAAGTTGTCGAAATCTCATTATCTCTTGTTTAATATCATCCCTATGTGGAAATTGCTCTTTCAGAGTTTTGTGAGTATTTCCATCTAACCATTCAAGATGTTCGTCGCCATATTTAGCTCTGATAAATTCCTTATATTCTGCGCGCATTCCAGAACCATGCTGATTGCAATTAACGGAGCATTGTCGGTGAATATTTGTGAGTTCAAAACGCAGCTCAGGTGCCGCACCTCTTGATCTATAATGACCCGCGTCATATTTTACATAATTATTTGTACCACATGTGCAACATGGCTTGTGGTTATCTCTAAGCCTAACGTATTTATTAACCTCTGCCTGCAGATCCTCAAACCATTTTGTTCGTGTCTTTATAGACTCTTTATCCGCCCGACTCTTTGCACGATCATTTTTTTGTTTAGCGCTCTTTACTTTGTCGAGCTTCCACATAGCAAGCTTTGTTCCGCACTCGGCTGAACAGTATGCCCTTGTTTCTGAAAAGTGCAGTTCAGCTACAGGAAAAGACTTTTTGCAGCCAAAGCATTTACGTTTCACTGTAGCCCGCCAAAATCAATAGAGATCTGGTGCTCTGAGAATGAGCAAGAGTGCATATCTACACGGTCAGTCCTTCTATCGCTGTACGGCCTCCCCGCCCTCTTTCGAGTGATAGCAACCTCACCTAAACCCTCTTTCTCGCGCGTCCATTTTGTAGTAAGTCCCTCATCTGGTATGCCCAGACATAGCACATTGCTAAGCGCTTCGATGCGACGACGTTGGTTTTGCTTGTTATCGACATGAATAATACAAGCTTGTTCGCTTGACGCAAATATAAGAAGGTTTCTTGCTTCCTCGTCGTCAATTTCAGTTAGTGCGAACGCCTGCTTTAGTAGTTCACCTGATGCTACCCACTTCGTCGGATCGTTCATAAATCACCTATAGCTGTTAATTAAAAGGGAATGTCGTCGTCGAAATTGTCGGTGCCTGGTGCCGCCTGATTTGTGGTCACTGGCTGACCTTGTTGTTGCGGCGCTTGCTGGGAGTCAGACCAGAACACTTTGCAGTTTCCTAGAATGTTGCCTTTTACGCCTTGGTTTCTCTCGTCACCGGTTACGTTTTGCGTGATCATTCCCGAGTTGCCATATTGATCGAGCTGTGAAAGATCAATAAATACGGTAGCATCTAAGTACGTGCCTTTTGCCCCGTTGAACAACCTCGCCTTGTCTATTTTCGTTACGTCAGTTTTTAGTGTTACGCCAACTTTACTCATCACCTTAAACCCTCGATCATTTTTAATAGTTCAGATTGGAATGCTTTTACGCCTTCCTCGATTTGCTTTATTTTCTCTTCGTCTCGATATTGTCTAACGCAAAAATATGAAGAGTTCCCGTTTATGCGTGGATCGAATGAAACGAAATCACACCATTCTCTTTCTGCTATCCATAGCTGGCCTTGAACTTGAGCGTCGTGCCCTGTTGGCATCTTTCCGCTTAAAACCGTTTCTATTTGAGTTGTTGACTTTGGACACTTGAATTCAACAAGGCCTTTTTCGCCGACAATTCCATCTGGAGAGCATCCAGCCATTAGTGTGTCGTGCTTAATGAATGCAACTTCGTTCACATCTTGAGCTGTATCAAGCTCATACATTGATCTTGCTTGCGGCTCGGTGGCTGTGCCCCACTCCATATATTCGCTCTTGAATGATTCCTCACGCATACCCGTTAAGGATTCGGCTGCTAGCTTTATCATGTATGCCTTTCTTGTTTTGCCTGCACCTCCCGCTATAACATCTTTGAATTTGCTGGCAGTCATTACAGATAGGCGCATTTCGTGCCACTCTTCAGTTCCTTGCTCTATGTCGTTAAACACTTTCATTTAGTTTGGCCTTGAATGTCGTTATTCGCTTTAGTATATCGTCACATTTGGATATAGGTATTTGATCGATGCTTGTAATGTTGTAGGCTTTAGTGATTGCAGCCCACGTTTTTTCACATCCACCGACTGAGGCAGCTAGTATTTTTTGCTGTTCGGCGTCTATTGTGTTTGATTTATCAATCTTTTCTGAACGGCTTTCCTCGTCGTCGCCAGTCTCGACGCCAAATCCTTTAACGAGCATTTGCTTAACTGCATACGTATGAGCCTTGCCCGCGCCTTTGTCGCCGCCGTCCATGCCTTGAGCGTATGACGTGTGCGTTACTATTTGATTCGGCTCATCCATATTGATTAGATCCATTTCAAACTTCCCTTGATATAGTTTTTGCTTTGTTCCTTCAATGTCATTGATAAGTGTTAGCTCGGTTTGCCGAATGACCATAACTACGCCGTGAGCTATCAGGTGCTTGCGAAGCATTGCCATAACTTCGTCATATTTAATTCCCTTTCCCATTTGCGCTGCTTTCTTCTGTATGTAGTCACAATCATTCATTACTGCATTGATGCGCTGATAAATATTTTTGCTGTTCATACTTTACCCTCGAGGTGTGCCCGTTTTCCGCCAGCTTCATATACCTTGCGACGCTCCAATGCTCTATCGTCACTTATAAGCCACGCCGTAGCCTTGTCACGATTGCCGCCAAAGTTCATATTAGCAAACCGCGTTAGATCCATAAGTAATGGTTTAGTTTTCATGTTTGATTATCTCTATCTCATTATCGAGACATTTTGCAAATCCATTACTTCGTTTAGATGAAAAACTAGCACACTTGAACGATTGTGATGCAATGCATGACGCGTAGAATTTAATAT